CCGCCCTTGGCGTAGCAAGCCTTGCCACCCTTCTTGTAGCCGCCAGCATTGCCCATCTTGACCTCGCCGGTCTTCTTGGGCGTGTGGCTGCCACCTTCCGCGGTGTGCATCTTGGTCTTCTCGTAGCCTTTTGCGCCACGCTCAGACTCAGACACAGGCAGGATGCCGCTCTTGGGTACCGCGCCGCCTTCTTTGAAGCCGCCTTGGCCCATCACCACACCACCCGTCTTCAGACCTTTGTGGGCCTTGGACGCGGGCATGGAGGCGTGCTTCTCCAACTTTTCAGTTGCAGAGCCACCATCGGCCATCATGGGGCGACCCATCATGGCGCGACGACGATTAGCCATAGCAGGACGAGCGGGACGTGCCGCAGGAGCCATGCCGCCACGCGCACCGGGAGCCGGTGCAGCAGCAAGACCACCCATCACGCCGCCGTTCATCATCTTCTTCGGCTTAGCGACAGCGCCGCCCTTCTTGAGCTTGAGTTCCACCGAAGGCTCGGTGGTCATCATTTTGACCATCGGTTTGAATTGGCCCATGATGTACCTCAAACTTTCTGAGCGTAGACCACCGTCAGGCGATAAACACCCTGAGTGGTCGAGACCGTACCGTTCGGGTCAATAGTGAATGCCACGGTGGTGCTGCTGCCCACGGCGCTCATTGCGGTCAATTGAGCCGCAGTAAACGTAAGCGCAGCGCGACCACCAGAGATCACATCGGTTGCCGAAAGGTACTGAGTGCCAGCAGCCGCCGTACCAATAGTGGCATTCACAGCAGTAGCAGTACCAGCGCCAGCCACCGGCAGAGTCGTGCAATCAATGTAGAAATCAATGATCTGCGAATCTGCGGGGATGGTGATGGTGCTAGTTACAGCGGTGCCTGCCGCCACAGTCGTAGCGGTCGTGGTCTGGCTCACGACAACGAAGCCACCATCGGTGGTATCGGTCAGAGTGCCGGAGCCAGTGCGAAGCGTAGAACCAATGTAGGTCTGTGCCATTGTCTTCTCCTTATATGGAGCAGGGGCCGAAGCCCCCGCTAGGTTTAGACGCCGGGAGTGCCGTACATCGCACGCGGGTCAGTAAAGCCCACGTCGTAACGCTCGGTGGCCTTGTACCGCATGGTGTCGGTCTCAAAATCACCTTCCATCGTCTTCTCCAGACGACGACGCATCATGAGCTTCATGCCTTCCGGTGCGTCGGTCTGCACCCACCATGCGGTGGACGAGGTCAGACGCGACAGAACAGCGGCACCCTCATCCAGCAAGCCAATCGACTTGACCGGGTTGATGTCGTTGTTCGCGTTACCGGCACGCAGAACCGACTTCAGCAGCACTTCGGCTTGGAAGACGTTGCCCGGGGCGACCACCAGTTGGCGGGGCACCAGACGAATCTTCTTGCCGTTGTTGTCCACCGCCTGACGGATCTGGATGAGCATCTGCTCAAGCGAGGTCTGCGACAGGTTTGCAGCGGTGGTCAGCAGGTTGCTGAAAGTACCGTTCACGATGGGGTGCGAAGCACTGTTCAGGGCCACGCCGTCACCACCAGCGTACTGGCCGCCGGTGAAGGCGTTGTTCAGCACGTTAGCAGCAAGCAGTTCCTTGGTCTCAATCAGCGACTGAGCAAGGTGGCGGGCATAGACCTGACCAATACGGATGTGATCGCCGTCCTCAACAAGCACCTTGGTCAGCGCGAACGCCAGACCATATACGTTGTAAACGTAACGCTTGAGGAACAGCACACCACCCTGTTGGTACGTGACCGGAGTGCCATCAGGCATCTGCGGCGCCGCACCAAAGCCGTACAGAACCGGCTCTTCGTGGTAGTTACGGGGAATGCCTTCTTGCTCGCGGAACACTCGGCTCCACTCGTCGGCACGCTGGTCATAGACTCCGTCAAAGCACTCGTTGAGGATAGGCTCAACGATGGAACGAAAGTCTGTACTACGCATCGGGGCTGCCATGATTTAGCCCTCCTTAAACAGCGGTGCCCGCGACACCGGCGAATTGGTATTCGGCGATGGTTGCACGGACGATGGTGTAAGAATCACCCCAAGCGTTGTCGGGGTACGGAGCCAGATTCACGATACGCATCTGAGCGGTGTTCGGCGATGCCACCAGAGTGGTGGAAATCGTCGCAGCCGACAGACCCGTGGTCGTGGAACCAGCGGTCGTGTTGCTCAGGTCAGCCTCAGCGCCAATCGACGTTTGGGCCAGCGAGCCGTCAGCCTGAATCTCATAAACGATGTTGGGATCGTTGTAGAAATAGGCAACGCACGAACCGGTCTGGTAAGCCGTATTGGCAGGCCAGTAGTTCGACACGCGACGACGACCGGTGGTATCCGTCCACTCAACGCCAGCAAAGGCGCCAACGAACGAATCACCGGCAGCAGCCGGAAGAATGACACCAGCGGTGTCGTACTTGACCGGTTGGCCCTTCAGGATAGACGAGCCGTAGCCCGAGGTAATACCGTCAGCCAGCGCCGTTGCGCGATCCAGACCAGAAGGGTGGAACGCGGGGCGCAGACCGAACGGAGCATTAGTTGCAGACATTGTCTTGCTCCAATCAAAGATTAGCCCTCAAAAATGGGGGCACTGGTTTGCGATTGATCGAAACGACCCAGCCCGTCGCCTTCCAACTGCACAAGACGCTTGCCGTTGCTGTCTCTCGCACCCTGAAGATTCTCCACTTGGACTCGGATCTTCTCCTCCTCCTCGCGGGGCTTCTCATAGTGGAAGTGCGTCATGACCTCTTGGTAGATGTCCATCGGCAACTTAAAGAGCAGCATCTCATTGCATGCGATGTACCCAACATGCTCGCCCGCCTTGACGCGATAGTTGTCGTACCCGGGTAACTCATCCGCTTTCACGGGAACGTACCCAAGACGCATCCTCTTGTCGATGGTGTCGTAACTGTTGGTTGTTGAAAGCCAGCACAGGTGCCATCCCGCGATTTCCGGGACTTTGGGTAGTGCCGATTGCGTCCACTCATCGCTCCACATCTTGCGACGCTCCTGCGAAGTAGCGAACTTTTCCTCAGGGGGTCGGCGGGAAGCGTCCTCGCTTGCGCGATCTTGGCGACCACCGGCCTGAAGAGATTTTTTGAGACGAGAGTCCATGGTTTAGCTCCTGTATCCTTGGTTTTGACGTGCTTCCATCGCGTAACGCTTAATCATCTTGTTCCGCTTTTCTGGGTCGTCCCAAAAACCCGCATCCTTCATCGCCCGAACTTGTTCGGGAGACAAGGTGTAGGTGTTTTTGCCACCGGCCCTTGCGGCTGATTCGCGTCCTGATCCAGTCACGATTCCCCTTGGTTTACTCCGCGAGTTTGGACTCTCGTCGGTAGATTCATTGTATCGGTGAGAAACGTATTTCTGCAAGCGGTTATCCAACTCTTCCCAATATTCTGGGGAAGTAGGATCCCACCCCTCGGCAGCTAGCGTTTCATCAACCTGTTTTGCGACTTTGCTGTCTAAATCCTTACCGTCAGGCTTGTACCAAGGATTGCGCTCCATCCACTGGGCAGCCAAACGCTGCAACCGGGGATCGGGAATGCTTGCCTCTTGGCGCGGCTGAGCCGCCTGCCGTTTAAGGTTTTTCAGCGTTTCTGCCTGCTGACGGGCCTCAAGCCACATTTCTTGGGCTTTAGCCATGGCGTCGCCGTCTTGGGCTTTTGTCGCCTCATTTATTTTCAGCTTGGCGTAATTAACCCGAAGTTCGGTTTCCTCAATCGCCTTGTCAATCCGGGCGAGATCAGCCGAATGGGTCTTGCGCTCCACCACCGACAGGCGCTGCATAAGCTCTTCGTTCTGCTTCTGGAGCATCTGAAGGCGCAGATCCTTCTCGGCGTTGGTCTGCCGCACAAGCTGCTTCTTGGCTCGGCGACGCTCCCGCTTGGCAGCCCGAAGCGCCTCGGTGTCGTCCGGATGGTCGTCATCCGACTCAGCCGAATCCGCCGATTCCGCCTCCGAAGCCTCTACCGGCTCAGGCTTTTCCTCAGGCTGCTCAGCCTGCGGGTTAGGAATGTCCTCAGGAAGAGCCACAACGGCCGAGCCGTCCATCTCTTCCTTGACCTCAATTACTTCGTCTTGTTTGACTTCAGTATTCATGGTTCACCTCAGACAAAAGCACGCATTTCCAAAGGACTGCACGTCACTTTGGCGATGATTTCGTGGTCGTTGAGGATCATGAAAAGGGCTTTTTCCTCTAGATCATCCTCTCCGGGGACAGGAACTTCCCAGCGATCTCCGCCCCATTTCGGGACACGGATGTAATCGCCCACCTCGCACCAAGAGCCTTCAGGCCAGCCCTGCATGGTGTCGCGGTTTTTGAAAGCAAGCGGGCCAATCTCAATGACTTTCGCCACCATGTTGTTCCACTTTTCTGCTTCTTTGGTCTCTTCAACCAAGATAATCCCGGCAGAGGTTGCTTTTTTCTTGGTTCGGCGCAATTGCACCAAAATACGCCCGCCAAGAGGTTTCGCACCGGGTTCTACACTCGGGAAAGCCCAAGCAATGTCAGCGTCGCTAAACGCTTCCGGCTCATTCATCTTCATCTTCTTCCTTCAGAAGGTTATTAAGGATGTCCAAGGCTTCTTTTAGCCCTGAATATTGACCAACCATGCGCTGATAAGACTCCCAATTTGCGGCATTTCCATCCGCAAGGGACAGGCGTATCTCAGCCTGACGAGCCTCTATCGCGCCGATGTAGTCCTCTAGGTATCTCATTTCTTCTTAGGCTGCGTCAGAGCACCTCCTTTTTGCTGGGGCGCTTGACCGCCGGTCTTCAGGGACGTGCCGTCCAGCTTTTCGCCAGCAGCAATACGCTTGTGCAGGGGCACAGCTTCGTTGTGGTACGGATTTTGCGTAGCCATTTCACGCTCCTAGTCGTCGTTGAGCCTCGTTTTGGAGGCGGATTGCAGTTTCAAACTGCTCGTTTCGCAGCTTGGCATCTTCTTGAGACAAGCGTGCAGATTCAATGCGTTCCTTGGTCAGGTTGTCGTTAGCGTTCAGGGCAACGTCAATCTGGTTATCCATGTCAGCCCGCTGCTGATCCGATTGGAGTCGCGCCATCTCAAGCTGGGCATCCTGAGCCAGCTTCTGGGCCTGAATCTGCATCTCAGCCTGATCCCGGGCCGCACGGCGATTGGTCTCAGCCATACTGGTCTGCATGACAACCTGAGCATCGGGCGGCAGCGGTACTTGCTGCTGCTGGGCTTGAGCGGCCTGCTGCATCGTCTGAACCAGTTGCATAACCACCGGCATGACGTTCTGGAACACAGGCTGGGTGTCCATGTCCACATGCTGCGAGGCAAGCGCAAAAACCCGATCAAGTTGGGCAGTCAGGCGCTTGTTCTCGTATTCAGCCTCGGTAATCGGCTGTCCATTCCGAGACTTGGCCACATAGCCTTGAGTGCGCGTCAAATACCACAGCACCATGTGCTGCTTGATGTGCTCCAAAACCTTCGGCAAGAACGTCGGGGTAATCAGCGGATTGCCGCCAAATGCCGGGTTCTTGGCAAAGTCCAAATGACTCTGGATGTGCGCCAAATGGTCTTGATGCAGATACGCATAAGCGTTCTGCCCAATTGCCATGGCCACGTTCTCATCCGCTGGGTTGCGCTCCTCAGGAGACGGCGCGTCCTTGAGCAGTTCATTGATGGCCGGAACCTTCAATTGCTTGAGGAAGCGCTGCTCTACCGCTCGACGGTCGTACAGGTCAGGGTTCTTGTCCGAGCGGGCCAGCACAGCCTGCATCTGGGCCATGCGCTGGGTCTCGGAGAAGATGTGCGGGTCAGACACCGGCACCACATCGGTGTTGCGCTTAAAGTCATCCCGGTTAATCGGGAGATCGGCAATCACCTCACCCTTGCGCTGCTCATCCAGATACCACCGGTTCAGGCGCCCAAGGATCTTGAGCACCCGGGCTTGCGAGTCATGCAGCCGAGCGTGGATGGCCGAGAAGACAGCCGCGCCCTGCTCGATTAGAGCCTGAGTCGTGCCCACCGGAGTGTTGGCGTTAACGTCAGCAATCTTCTCCTCGGCGGTCGTCACCACCCCGCGGGCAGCCTTGTCCAGATAGCCGACCAACTCAAACAGCACCGGAGACGGCGGGTTGAACGGCATCGGCATGGCAATCTTGCGGATGTCATCCACACCCGGCGCCGCCTCAATCTCGGCCACCTGAGTCACATCCACCTGCTGAGACTGCCCAGAGAGCTTCGCCCCCTTGAGCTTGAGCATCGTGGCGGCGTTGTTGATGTGCGCCGAGTCCAACAGGGCACGGATGCCGCCCGTCAGGGCAGCCGACAGGCCGCCGATCAGGTGAGGTAATCCAATGGCGTAGGCGCCCCGCCACGGGATGAACTTGAACTCCACGACCCAGTCAAGCTTGGTCATGGTCTCGTCGCCCTCTTCCCAGTTGCGGTACAGGCCGACGACCTCGTTCTCTAGCTTGTCAATCATCAGGATGTACGGCGCCATCTCCCCCTTGGAGTAGCTGTCATCCTCAACTTCAAGCCAGCAGTAGATGTGATAGACGGTGCGCTCCCCGTCCTCGTTGTCCTGCCACTTGCGGCCTTCAATCTTGTTATTGGCCTTCTCTGCCTTGGACTCATCAGGCTGCATCGTCGCTCGGATCAGGTCAATGTCCCGATACAGGCCCGTGCGGATGCGGCGCTTGAACTCCCACTCGGTCAGCACATGGACTTCCGTAGCCCGCTGGGCGGTATAGAAGTTCGTGGCAGCAAAGGGAACGATTACCCGATCAATCGGCAGAAATTCCACGCAAGGGCGCTTCTTCTCTTCGTCGTACCAAAGCTTCAGGTACTGAGATCCGCCCAGAGGAAGCTGGGTCAGAAGCTGCTCTTGCTCGTCGCGGAACTCCTCAATCTGTTCCGTCAACTGCCAGTTCATGTAGTCGCGCTTGCGCTCGGCGCGGGCAGTCTTTTCAATGTCCACCTCGCCCATGATCTTGGTGCGAACTGGGCCGTCAGGCGGGAACATCTCCTTGATAGCACGCGAGGCAAAGTCAACGCAAGCCTCAGCCATCACAGGGTGAACCACCTTGGAGGCGCCCATGAACGTAGCGCCACCGGGGGCGTCCTTGCCCATGCCGGTGCGCTTCAAGCCCTCTTCGTACTGCTTGTCGCGCTCTTCGCGGGCCTCCTTGTCCTTCTCAATCAGTTCCGTGTAGCGCATGGCCATGGAACTGAGATCCAGAGGATCAATCGTCTCGGCAAGGTTCTCGTAGAAGTCAGGACTTTCCTCGGGGCCACTGAACTGATCCATCTTGACGATGGCTGAGCCGTCAGGAAGAACCTCCACCTCAGGCGGCTCATCTGGCAGTTCCACCTCTACGGCGTCCTCAACCGACTCATCTGCAATCCCGGGCACAAAACGTCCGTATTCGGGATCAATTGGAAATTGGGTAGCCATCTTGCGCCTTCAGAAGTTCAAGCATCATTGTGTCGGGATTGTCCGAGAAGTTAACCCTTCTTGGTTCCTCTTGCTCTGGCAATTGCGTTGCCCCGATTCCTGTTGGGATGCCAATTTGTTGATAAAGCGGCAAACCCTTCTGGGTTATGTCTTGCCGCATTTGCGGGGTAATGTCAAAAGAATGCAGCGGGATGCCGTCTAAATCATAGGCGCCGACTTGCGCCCCATATTGCTTGCCGTAGTTATTCAGGTAATCGGGCAGGATTTTGTCGTAAAACCCCTTCATCCCCTCGCCGCCGACTTGCAAATCAGCGCCAAACATTTGCTTGATTGGGTGCTCTTTTTCCAGCAGCTTTTGTGCGGCTTCTTTGCCGATATAGTTTGGCAAGTCCTCTTGAGACACATTGCCCTGACTGATCACACGGTTGCCAGAGTGATCCCATGCCGACAACTTGCCAGTCTGGGAATCCCACTCAAGGTCACTGATATGCTTACTCAGGTCATACCGCTCGGCTTGCTTGGCACCCGGGGTGATGGCTAGGCGGTCGTATCCGTTCTCAGCGGCGTAGTTCAGCAACCGCTTCATTGTCAGTTCGTGCCAGTTCTTCTTGAACGGAGCGTCTGGAACGCCTCTTTGATCCATGGAACGCAAGTTGTCCATCTGCGTCTGGAGGCGCATCAGTTGCGGCGTAATGTCGTTAGCCTCATTGATGGCGGCCACAAACTCAGGCCCGCTTCCCGGCATTTCCTCTGCTTGCTTGAGTAATTCCCTACGCCTCGCCGTCAGGGCGTCGTAGTCCTTGACCAATGCAGAGATCTGTTGCGCCTCGTCGCCGCTCTTGTAGCCCTCCTTGCGCCCCTTCTGGTGCCAGTCAGACTGAATCTCCTCAATGTGCAGGATTTTCTCGCCATTAGGGCCAACGCGGTCGCTCACGCGGGCATGGGCTAGGACATTAGGCTGATCCCAATGCGGAGACTCAAACCCACGCGACTCACGGCGCAGCGCCTCTGTCTCCTCGCGGGCTTGGCGAGTCAACTGGTACATCTTGTCCGTGGCTTCGGATTCGCCCGCAAACGGGCCTACAACCCGTTTATTTGACTGGACAACCCAACCTTGCCCCGGGTCATAAATGACCCTAAAGTTCTCAGGCGGCGGCAGCTTCGGTTCAGTCTTCGGCAGCTTCAGCAGGATCTCGCGGTAGTTCTCGCCCCCGGGGATTTGATATTGGCTGTATTTGGATGCGCCGTCAGAAAAACGACTGGCCGCCTCAGCAATAGCGCCCTCTGGATCGTCTGTATAGCCCCTTACGTTAGTGATAAACGAGCGATCAGAAATTCTCCGGATATTCCAAGAGTCATCCGGCTGCGGATAAGCGTCAAGATCAGATGTGTCAACCTTCCCCAAAACTTCTTCCTGAAATTTCGGCGGCGGGTTTTGCTCCATAACCTTCTTAACCTCAGCCTTGGTGGTCTTGCCCATGGCGGGCAGCACCTTGTCTAGCTTGCGGTCTTTGATCTCCTGCGCCTTGACGCCGGGGGTCTTCTCCAGTTCCTTCAGGAACTCGGCGCCCGTGCCCTTCTCCCGCTTGAGGGCATCTAGCGCCTCGTCGGTCTTGGAGAAGAGCTTGCCAAGAACCTTGAACTTGCTCACAGCGGGCGCTCCTCAATGATCAAGTCATCGCCAGAGATGCCGCTTACTGCGCCACCTTCCGCAAAACCTTTCTTCTGAAGGTCGGTCAACAGTTCTTCAGTAATCAACTGAGTTGGAGGATAGCCGCGGGTGTAATCCATATATCCCGGCGTGCGACCCTTCTCACGCATCGTGCGCTCAATGAAGTCACGCATTACCAGTTCGCGGGCAACAGGCGAGAACATTACATTCAGATCCTCGCCCTGCAAGATGCTCGGGAACGCTGGGTGCAAATCCGGGCGATCCACAATGCCGCCGCTCAGGGTGAACATCCGATTGCCCAAGGCGCCGCTCGGGGCTTCTAAAAGGGCCGGATCGGTTGTGTGGCGAATCACCTCGTCGTAGTCAATGATCTGCCCCTTCTTGCCGCCAACGGTCATGCCGCCCATCAGGTTGGATGCCACGGCACGGCGATCAAAGGTGTTCGCGACCTTTCGGAAGTCAGGCGCAAGGATGTTTACGTCTTCAGGGAAGATCGGCTTGCCTTGCTTGTCCTCAGCCATACGCAGCCGGGTATTGATCTTGTCCAACAGTTCAGGATCAAGGTTGCCGTCCTTGGCAGATTTCTTGAACAACCTGTGGAGTTCTTCAAACACCATCTTGTTGGACTGGTGCTGCGTGGGCGTGCCGAGCATGGTCGTCATCACCGGCTCTGCGCCAAACTCTTTCTTGGCCTTTTGGTAGCCGCCAAGGATGGTCTTGGCTGTAGCGGGTTGCGCCACACCCCATGCCGCCTCAGCCGCCTTGTACTCGGGGCGGGTGTGCTGCAAGCCAGAGAATCCCGGGCCGCCTAGCCACTTGCCGCCAACCTTGGAGCGGTCGGTCTGGGTGATCAGCAGCGGACGCCCTTCCATTTGTCCAAGCGCCTCGGAAGCCTTTATGGCCGCCTTCTCTTCTTCCTTGGCGCCCTTGGCCAAAGCCTTCAGCGCCTTTGCCGCCCCACCCGCGGCCATGCCCTTCTCCTCCCGCATGCGCTTGATCTCAGCCTCAATCGCCTCGGGGGTCAGGCTGCCTTCAGGGATCTGTTCTAGCGGGAGCTTGCGGTCTCTGGCTTGGATTGCCTCAGCCGCCGCGGCTTTCTCAGCAAGCTGCTCTCTGAGCGTCTTCAGACGCTGAGCGATGGCTTTGGGCGCTCCACCACCAGCCAACTCCAGACGCATGGTGTCGGGATTGTCGGAGATGTGGACTTTGCCGCTGCTTGCAACCGACTGCGCCGCCTTGTCCAAGCTCATGCCTTGGTTGACCAGCCGGACGATCTTGTTGAGCGTGGCGTTGTCGCTGCCAAGCCCATACTTCTCGGCAACACGCACGAACTCTCCGCCATCAATTGTTGCGGCAGCCATTACTGCTCCGCCACGCTTCATGCCTTCGGCTGGAGGCTTTATTAGTTGCTCAAACTCTTCCCGAGTCATGTAGCGCGTGCCTTCGGGAATCCTCTTGAACGCCTCAATTAGTTCGGGCGGAGTAAACGCAGCATTGGGGTTGCCAGTAATCTCGCCTATGGCTCTTGCCCTATCGCTCAGGTCAATCAGACCAGTGTTGCGGAAGTCTCCGACATGAGACCACTGCCCACCACGCACGAAGTCCTGCACATACGGCAGGTACTCTTCCTCTGGGGCTAGGTTCTTCTTGCCTTTGATTTGGGTGATTTGCAATGGTCTTTCAGGCTCGGGAATGCCATTCTTTTCTCTCCACCATTGAGCAAAAGAAACATTACCGCCAATCTTTCCCGATTCAACCCCTTTAAGCCACTCAGTTTGCAAATCAAAGCGTTCCTCTGCCGTTTTTGGGCCTTCTCCCTCACGGAAACCAATTCTTGATTGCGGCTCAACCTCAATCGTGGCATGCGGCTCACCCTTGGCATCACGCAGGGAAAAGATGCGGGAGCGGCCCTCTACAACATCAGGGCAGTAGCCTCCAACGCAGTGCTTCATGACCTCGCCCTCGTACTTGAGCGCGTCTTCTAAAGGCTTTTGATTGAACTGCTTAATCGCAGCTTCCTGCGTCTTGTAGAAAAATGGTTCCGGCGTTCCGTCGGGCCGCTCTATGTAGAACGCTCCAGAATCAGACTGACGGATGTCGTACCCCGGAGGCAACTCTTTAGAGTTTTCTGGCATCCGCAGTTCAACCCACCGCAGTCCGCGCTCATTAGGCGTGGCAGAACCGGGCACAGTGTCGTAGGCTCGGTACTCAACGGTCGCCGCGTTACCCGCCCGAGCGGCGTCAGCTTCAGCTTTCTGCACCGAGCGCCAAGCGTTGATCTCGTCAACGAGCTTTGCAGCCCGAGGCACTGTGAGCGTCTCGATGTCTTTGACATCCAGCCTCAGTTTCTCAGGAAGGCCGCTGTTTGGATTAAGCGCGTTGCGTAACTCATCAATCAGATGGTCAAAGCCAAGGTTCCGCCCCGAAATTTCATCAAACTTATAAGCGGGCATGTCAGGGTTTTTGCCCGCAAACTCGCCAAATGCTTCTGCCGTGGTTTTATCAAACGGAGTATGTCCGCGATAAGTACCGGGCAGCACAGATGCGTCTGACACATCCTCCCACGCCATCCCGTATGCACTAGTGGACGTAGGCTCTTTTGGCATTTCAGCCAATGCACGGTTTGTGTAAGCCCGAACCGCTGTACCGGGCGGCTCAAAGTGCAACCCCTGCTGCGCGTCAATGTATGCACGCTCCTGCCGCAGTTCGCGCAGCCGAGCCTGCGACCGCGTGAGCACCTCGGGCGCGACGCCGCGCTCGGCTTGGGCACGCTCAAGGTCGGACTGCGCCTTGGCAATCTGAGCATCTTTCTTGGCAAGCATTTCCGCTTTTTTGGCAACAAACTCATCGGCTTGTATCCGCAAAGGATCTTGCGGAGTCGCCATCTCATTGCGGATGTACTTTGTGAGTTTGGTGTTAAGCCACTTATTCAGTGCTTTGGCTTGATCTGGGTTATCCAGATTTTCTGCTTTCAGCAATGGCCTCAGCCCACTCTCCAAGTTTCCGGGCAGCCAATTACCACCGGGCAGCTTGACCACCCCACGCTGGGCAGCCAGTCCGCTAGGGCTGGGCATGGCAGCAGCACGCTCGGCCAGCTTTGCGGCGCCTTTCCCGGCCTCCAGAGCGCCTCGGGCAACCTTGGTAGACCCTAGCCCGCCAAACAGCGTGCCAGCGGCAGCAGCGGTCTTTCCTGACTCGCCCTCGGCTTTGCCCGGGAGGTAGTCCAGATAGAACTCGGATGTGGGCAGGCGGGGCGTCTCGTCCAGCCCCGGCAGCATGCGGATCAGCCCCTCGATGTCACCCGGCAGTCCGAGAGTGCCAGCAGCCCAGCCACGCAGGAGTTGTCGGGGAACGTCTTTGGCCGCTTCCGGGTCTTGCCGGGAGCGGCGAGGCTTCATTTGGGGGAAGACACCGAAGGCGGCCTTCTCTTCGGGCTGGCCGTAAAGAGCGTCCGCCAGTTTCTTGCCTTTTGAATCGGGCATAGGCGCCTCAGGAAATAATGGCTGCCCGATTATGCCGCCGTACTTTTGTCAAGTCCATTGGGCAAGTCCGGCATTTAACTGATTGGCAAACACCCAGTCGCTCACACCGCGTAGGGGTTTTCTTTCTTGCGGTGATCCCAGCCCGCGTCAATGTAGTCGTCTTCATCTAGTTCGTCCCTTGGCGGCGGGTCAATATTCAGCCACCCCGCATCCCGTAGATACCGCAAAGCCTGACTCAGGGCGTCGCAGAAGTCGTCGTGGGTTGTCTCGGGGAAGGAGCAGATCTGGCTGACCATCCCCTCGGCCCAATCCCGGACGTAGCCCTTGTGGACGCTGGACTCGGGTATCCAAACCCTCCCGGCCCGGATGATGTTCGCCACGATGGACAGGCGCTGCATCTTGTCCGCCCGCCCGGGGTTGTAGGCCCGGACGAACACATGGGCACGCTGGAGGTCTTGGATCAGGGAGATGCCCGACGCCTTCTCCTCCACCAGCACCAGATCCACCCGGCGGGCTTCTTTGCCCTCGCCGTAGACCACCTCGTACTCCTCCAGCACCTTGTCCTTCATGTCCGGGTACTGGAGCCGGTCTTGCCATGCATCAATCACTAGCACGCTCATCGGCCCGTCTTGGGGCTTGAAGACGCCGAAGGTGATGGCCGCGGTCGGGTCGTTGTTGATCTTCTCTGTAAAGGCGCAGTCGTAGGACTGGACGATGAACTCCAGCTTGGGCAGCGGCTTCTGGGCGGGCCAGAGCTTGAACCAGTCCCGCTTGACAATCCCGCCCTCCTCCGGGTCAAGGATCTCGGCGTAGATCTCCTGCTGGCCGAGCTTCGTCCCCTCGTACTGGAGGATCTGCTTGCGGAAGTTCTCCGACAGGTTGTCGATGTTGGCGTAGGTTGAGGCGGTGGTCAGGTGGACATCGTCGCCTTCCCTGCCCACCAGTTCGACGATCAAATCCTTGGGCTTGGGGGTGGTCGAGCAGATCAGCCGGGTCTTCCAGTCAGCACCTACCTTCAGGCGCATGCCGAACATCATCTGATCCCATGCCTCTTGCAGGTACTCCCACGCGGCAAGCTCATCGCACCAGCCGCCATGGAACTGCGGGCCGCGGAAGCGCTCAGGCTCCGACGCCGGGATGCCCTTGATCAGGGAGCCATTGACCAGCTTGAGTTCGTGCAGAGCCTTGTTGTAGTCCGCCACCAGCACCGGGGGGATCACGCTCATCAGCCCGGAATCACCCTCGAAACAGGTCGCCCGGACGTCGGAGGATGTGGGGGCGGAGACCAGCCAGCGGGTATTGGGATGCTGCCACGCCCACCACCAGATCTGCTCCGCGGCGGTTCGGGTCTTACCGGCGCCCCGGCCAGCCAGCAGCAGCCAGATGCTCCACCAGTCGCCCGCAGGCATCTTTTGGTGATCGTGAGCCTGCGCTAGCCACGCCATGCGCTTGGCAAACGCCATCGCCTGCTCGGGCGGTACAGCCTTCAGCGCCTCGGCAATCTCCGGGCGCTTGAGCAAGTCAACTGCCATTGCGGCGCAGTTCTAGGTTCTTAACAGCCTCGGCCAGCAAAGCCACGGCATCGTTGTTTATTTGCAACGGCGCTTCTGGGTCGCCAGCGTGGGTTACCCGGTCGCCGTAGCGCTTGGGGTTCCACTTTGCCAGCAGCTTCAGGCCGATGTCCGCCCGGGCCTTGATCAACTGGACGTAGCCCGAATCAATCCGGCCCCCGCCCTCAGACAGGATGCGCTCAGGCTCGGCCAGCATGTCCAGCCAGATCTGCTCAGCGATGGCCTCCTGACCAACTTCACGTGCGCGTGCGATTGCTGCGGAAAGACCGACGCCGTCAGCACCCAAAGCATCATCCCTGTACATCCAGTCGTAGACCGTTCTCCATTCTGGGAACCCTTCCTGTCTACAAATCTCCCTGAGCGGAATGCCATCACTGAGCATCTCGCACATCTTCTGCGCTATCTCAGGGGTGTACTTGCTTGGTCTGCCTGTCTTCTTTTTTGCGGGCAACTCTACGGGTTTACCCTGATCTGCTTGTTCTTCAGGCTTTTGCGCGATTTTTGGGGCGTCGGACGTATCTACCCCTTGGTCAGGGGATTTCTTCGCGTCTGAGGCTGTTTTAAGGCTTTTGCGGGGCATCTCGTTGTTCCAGAGACATTCGATACCCCGTAGTTTACTGAGTTCAAAGAAAAAGGGGCAACTTGTGCCCCTCTCCTTTTTGCGCGGATTTTTACGCTTCCACCAACGCTTCCTTGCCCAACGTCTTGCGGATTTCGTTGGCGCTGTCAAAGCACATCGCCCACTCCATGGAGTCTTTGTTCAACTTGTGCATGGACTCTTGCAAGGCGTCCAGAACCCGCTTCATCATCTGCTCTTGCTGCTCCAGACCTTCCTTCAGGTCTTCCCACGCCCTCTGCTGCATGTCGGAATCCCCGCACTCCCGATCAAGGATGGGCATGGCGTCTTCCAAAGCCCACATTGCCGCTTCGGCTGCTTTTTTGAGTGTGATCATGCTGCCTCCACTTTTGCGGCTTCATTGATTGCGATGTTCAAGGCGTCTGCTACTGCCTTGGCTTGCTCTTGGGTCAGGTGGACTCGGGTGTGACCACCATGCGTCCAGACGGACAAGGTGACCTCATGGTCAAAGTTGTCCACGAAGACGTTGCCTTCGGCGTGCTTGATTGCGATTGACTCTTCCATCTTGGTCTCCTTAGTGGGTCACGGAAACGTAGCCACCCCATGTCACGCTCTTGGTGGTGGCTTTGATCCAACGGCGAGTGCCGTCTGCCATGGTGTACTCCACGCGGAAGGGACGCTTAGTCATCTTGGTCACCTTCGCGCCCTCAGGCATCTGCTGCTGCATGTGCTCCACATAGTCAGCAAAGTCTTCGTAGTCACGCTCGGCGTCCCAACGGGCGCAGAGGTATGCCACTTTGTCAGCCAGATCAGAATGAATGTCGCTCATGTTTCGTTCCTAGTTACCCGCCTCGTTTTGGCGTAAAGGGATTAGAACAGAAAATTCAAGATCAATGCAATACCCCATCAATCTGTGGGGTTTCTGCGGCATCCCTCAATCCTGCGACCGATCCACCTGACCACAGGAACCGCCCAACTGTTCCCTAGCGCCTTGTACCGGGGGCCGTCTGGACAGTTATCCACAGACTTGCCCCTCCAAGAGATGGCGGTGTAGTTGTCTGGGAAGCCTTGGAGCCGTTCGCACTCCACCGGGGTAAGGCGGCGCACCTGCATGGCTTGCTGCTTTATGACTGCGGGTCGATTGGCGTGTCCACTCATTCCCATGTTCGCGTCAATCGTTCCGGCAATCTCATCTTGCATCCAGTAGCCCTGACCAGACTCCCGCATAGCCACCGGCTGCGTGGCTTGCATTACAGCCCACACCTGTTGCGTCACCTCGCTGCTCTGTGGGCTGCGGCTCGGGTTATTGGACGCGGTCAAAGTGGGGGCAAGAACCCCGTCGTGCCGACCGCCCTGTCCACCGCGCAGCAAGGTTCCGGCTTGCTCAACGCTAGCGTTAAGTTCTTCGTCCCAAGCGATAGCAGGCTGAAAGACATTCGGCACATGGTGGTGGTCTTGCCCTACGTCTAGCGTCTTTGCCACATCGCCAGTCACGGCGTTGTTATAGGCATCAAAACCAACTGGCTGCATTACCACCGCATGCTCGGCGTTGGATCGAGCCAAGGTATGGCACGGATTACCCGGCTGCCTGTTCTGGCGGTTGACTGGGGCGGTGATGTTGAAGAAGTCGTAAGTGACTGGTTGCGCTATCGCATGGGCCGTGTCCGTGATGTCACCCTCTCTGGAAGTAATGGTTCCGATGGCACCAGTTCCCACCACATCCCCATCCATCCCAAAAGCCAACGACTGAACCACAAACGCTGGGTTCTGGGTTTCTCCCCCTCCTCCCGTGTTCTTCGTGATGCAGCTGGAGGCGTCATCCTCCACCACATGGCCTATCGCCGGGGTGGAATAGGTTGTAGGCAGCAAATGCCCTTGATCTGCGTCTTGAACGCTAATGCTTATTCCTGTTCTGGCGCACAGACTTCCGACGAGGCCACGCTCTTCAGCGCATTTTTGAGCATCTGTGGCAGTTCCTTGCCCCTCTTCTCTGCCCGCCGCAGGATTCCGCTGCATGCTTGTGCGCTCAGGAAAAAGCGGCCCGGTATAGAGCCGGTCTCCAAGACTTCCGATAACTTCGGCTTGGGACTCAAAAAGCACTCGGCGGGGATCGACCCAATGGCCATGTTCCACTGCAACGACAAAAACGCGCCGTCTTCGCTGCGGGACAAAGCCCTGAGCGTCGAGGACACGCCAAGCGACGAGTCTTCGGGGGC